TGTTCCTGCCGTTGTTACCGAAACATCTGTAATTGTACCAGCAGTTATGGTAACAGAAACTTTTCCGTTTGAACCATCACCTCTGATAGGAATATTTGTGTGAGTACCTGCTGAACCACCTGTACCGGCAGTTTTAATTAATACGATTTCAATTTGTCCGTCAACAGCAGCGGTACTGATTGTTGAATCCGTTGCAACTGCCATAAAGTCAGTTGATAAGAAATTTGATTGTTGAGAAGCAGTTAATGTGTACATTAATTTCCACTTGTAACCATCACTTGTTGATTGAATGACATCTGAAGTTGTTGATGGTTCTTCCGTAGAAGCTGCGTTACCATTATTGTCTAAACATTTGTAAACTCTGTTAGTAGATGTTTTGACATAATAAGTTGCGTCAAATAATGTAGTTGCGCCTGAATTTGAAGTAATTAATGTTGTACCACCTGTTTGTCTTCTTCCATAATCATGTCTGTAAACATCATAAGTCGTACCAGTAGTCCAGTTTCTTCTAGGTACAACGAAAGAGATATCTGAAGCGGCAATCTTCTTAGCTGCCAATAATTCGTCATAAACATATGCTTCTTCAGCAATTGCGTCAACAGGAGTGATAGGTGCTGTATCAGTACCTAAATTTTCTGTTCGACCATCTGGTCTTGTTGATGTGGCAAACGGTTGAGGTCTACCAATACCAAGATAGTAAGTGTTTCCTGCAGCTTCTGTAAAACTTTCATGGAATTGCTCACTATTGTGAATTCTAAATTTGTTTGTAATAATTGCTGGCATATCTTTTTCTTTTCTTCCTTATCAATATTTATACAAGTTTTCTAACCAATTTTTAAAATAGTAAAGTGAGACCTATTCTGCGCTGAATTACCTAAAAACTCACTAGAACCTGAACCACTATGTTGAAATTTAAATTTTTCATTTGCTGTATCACTACAATTGAAGATATATGTCAAGTTGTTGTTTCCGTAACCACCTGAACTAATACTATCCTCGGATGTTGCAAATTGTGTAAATGAAGTACCATTATTATCAGTTAATGCTAATGCTGTTCTAACAAAATCACCGTTAGCACCAGTCCATTGAATATTAGCAATAATAAGGTATTTACCTGTCGCTGGTAATGTAAACACTCCTGAACTTTGAGTAAGTAATGTTCCTTGAGAGCCGTATAATGCGTCATCTGAATGTTCCCAATTAGAAGAAAAATCAGCGTATGATGAGTTACCAGTTGAAGTAGCATTTGTTGTAATTCTCCAAGTTTGTGCTACACCTAATGCTGTGTCGCCTGCGTTAAATCTTCCTTGAGATGAATTCCAAACTAATACATTACCATCTGAAATACCTGATATGTTAACATCTTGGTGTTTTGATACTGAACTATTTTCTGTTAATAATTCTACATATGCACCACTAGTCGCAACTTTTGGTGTTGGTGGCGAAGTATCTTCTTGTAATACAAATAAACCTGAATATACTGCGTGAGATGGTAGAGAAGCTGCGTTTGCATAGTTACCTCTTACTTTAGAACCAGCACCTGATAAATCAACCGTACCTGTTCCTGATATAGAAGAAGTACCATCTAAATTTAAATCTGTAATTGTTGTTTGTGTTGCACCAAGATTAATTGTATCTGCACCTAATGTAATATTAGGATTTGCTAAATTTGCGTTTGTAATTCCAGCAGAACCAGATAAGTTTGAGTTTGCAATACCTGTTGCTGTGATTGTCATATCACTACCACTTACAACGGTTGTGATACCTGAACCACCAAGAAATTGCATTGAACCACCTAAAGCAATATCACTTGTAGATGATGAAGTGTCTGCGAATTGAATAGAGTTATTTGCTAATTGACCATTTGTAATACCAGATACAGAAATTGTAAATGTACTACCAGCAACAGCAGTTGATACGGCAGTACCACCAGTTAATGTCAAATCAGCGCCTAAAGCAATATTACTTGAAGTTGCTGATTTGTCAACCAGACCTAATGTATTATTTGCTAATTGAGAGTTTGCAATAGAACCAGAAAGTGAAGCTGCTGGATAATTTGTTGCGTCTGTTAAATCAAAAGCTGGCGTTGCGTCTGTTCCACCTAAATTTATACTTACACCACCAAGAGATACAGCATTATTAGTTAACGCTGAATTTGGTATATTTGATAAGGTATTAGATGAACCTGATATAATTTTGTTTTGTACGGTGTTTGAACTAACATCTGTTAAGAAATTACCAGTTGAAATAGTTGTACCATTACCTATCGCACTATAAATTTCATCAAAGTTATCGTTAATTTTGCCTGCTCCAGCACGGATATTATCACCTGTGCCGTCATTGGCAGTTGAACCTCTGTTAATACTTTGTTTAGCCATTCTTTTTCCTTAAACTCTATACTTATTTATAATCGTTTTACGGCGTTGTATCATCAAATGTTAATGCTGATGTATCCCATTTTTTCAATGCCGTACTATACAAATCTTTCGAAAACGATACCTGCGCCGGTATCGCAAAATTACATTTCAATAGTTTACCGTTTGGTGTAGAAACCGTTGTAAACAAAGCATTTGTACCGTCTAATCCTGTTCTTGTACCATGTATCAATAATTCATGTAAAGTCTTGAATGTGATATTTGAAGCATTATTACCTGTCACAAATGAAGTGTTATGTAATCTATTTAATGTCTGCCATCTAGGACCAGAATATGCAAATCCTTGACGGACACCAAAACCTTTTATCTCTCTTCGTATTCTCGATATAACACCTGTAACCTTGAAATTTAATCTTACGGTTGTGTCTCTGGTATTTACTGCAAAATGTTCAGGACTAGGTGAACTTACCGGTTGAGCAGATACATCTATTAGAGGATTAGCTCTTAATGTTGTGCCGTCACTATCTGTTCCCATTCTTCTACCAAACATAGTAGAGAAAATAGTATTAAGTAATCCAAATAGTGGACTTTCTTCAAGACCTGTTTCAACACCTCTAACAGGAAATCTTAAACCACCTTGTATTCTATTTTCAATGGTAACTCGACCTGTAAAATAGAAACCTGCACTATGCATAGTTTTTTTGAAACTATCTCGCCATGTATTAATACTTTCACCAACTTTTACAATGTAAGAATAATCTTGATACAATAAACTATCTTGAATTTTTTTAGTATCTTCAGAAATATGTCCGTCTTCATTTATATAAACACCATCTGTAGCAGTTAAAGGTGTGACAGCAACCGTGGCACTAGCATGGTCTGTAATGTGTAATCTACCTTGAGCGCCTGAAATAGCACCGTTTATAATTTCTCCTACAACAGGACCACCTGTGACATTTTCTAATTTTAATAATCCTCTATCTTCATCATAAGATACAACTTTACCAGTAAAACCTGAAGTAGCACCTGTAACCGTTTCAGTAGTACCAAAAATACCTGATACACCTGTCACAATACTATTGTTTATAAATTCAATTGAAGGAGGAGATGGTGGTTGTTCATATCTAATACCATGTTCGATTGTAGCAATTTCTACAATTCTACCTATCTGACTACCAAAACATTTTAATTTGAAATCTTTACCAGATGATGTTGTTGTTCCGTCTGGTAATGTAAAACCAATTTTAGGTAATCTTTTATAACCATTACCCTCGTTAATTGTAAATATATCTGTTATGTCACCTACACCGGTATTTCTTTCTTGTACTATTTTATTACCTGAATAAAAATCATCAACACCTGTTTCATCTTCTAATACAATATGGTCATCAGCCTCTATACTATCACTTAAATTTCTTAACATTTGATAAACGGAATCTCTATCAGCAATAGTAGCTTCTGGACCTGTTGCCTCTTCTCTACCAAAATCTTTTCTTAATCTCGCTGTAAAATTATTTGCTACGGTGTTTGCTTGACCACCCATGCCTGCGTGTATAGCACAATAATAATATAAAGTTGGAGCACCGACAGGTACAACGATTTGTATTGAAGTTGAATTTGGTTTGGTAACACCATTTGTGTATTCAACACCTCCGCCATGAGTACCGTCTGGTGTTGTAGAAAATTCAAATGGGTGTCCACTAGAATGATTGATAATGTATGTGTTGCCCTCATATAAAGTTAAAGTAGGAGCGTCAACACCGCCAATATTATATTTTCTATTAGGACTTACACCAGTTATTGTTGTGTTAATTGTTTCTGTAGCAGCTGCTCTCTGTACGGTAATTACTTCGCCTTTTTGAAATTGTTTGTCTAGTGTTGTGTATGTAATATATAAAACATTTGGATTAAAATCTATTATTAGTTTTTCACCAAGATGGTCGGGGTCAGTATTGATTTGTTCGCCGTCTAATGTACCGAATGGCGTAAATCTAATTGTTGCCTCAGCTTGTGATAAAGAACCTGTTATCTTAACATTAGCAGTTGATGTGCCGTCATCTGCGTCATTTATAGTACCTCTAAAATGACTTTCATTAAAACCTGTTTGAATTGTTTTAGGGTCATATGCAAGAACAGGACCATCTAAAAATTTAATACCACTTGTTGCTGATGTGTTAATAGGAAATAATGTTCTTGCGTTAATATTTCCGTCTTGAGGTCCGAAACCACCATTTACTACTGATACAAAACCTTGAGCACCACCACCCTCTGTGCCGTCATTATCAAAGACTAATTTATCTCCTATTTCAAAGTCAAATCCACCATCATCAATAATAATTTCATCTATTTTACCAGAACCGATTTGATTAGTAAGAAATTTACCACCAATACCACCACCAGTTAAAACAATTTTATCATTAACTTCATTTAAAGCACCATCATTTGTAATTGTTTTATCACCAGGAATACCTGTAATAGTTGCTTTGATAAAAGTATCTGTATCGTCTGATTCCGTACCTCTAACATTTTCACCTATTTGAAATGTACCAGATGATGTTTCTGCGTTAATTGTAAATTCTGAAATACTATATTGACCAAATGAATATTTAAATACATTTTCAACAATAGCTGTAGCTTCGGATGTTTGACCTGTTATTGTTCTACCTATTAATTTTACCGTATCAGTTTCGCCGTCATTAATTGCTCTTATAATTAATCGACTATCAAACTTACCATCTGATACTCTTAATAGACTTTCTCTAGGATAAATTGTTTCTGAATTTTCACCAAATAATATTCTAAAAAATATTTCATTACCTTTAGCAGTACCTTTTAATCTGTAAAGTGATTTAATATTTTTAATTAAACTTCTTTTATCAATACCAGTTGCTAAGTTTTCTGGTATGGTAGCTAAAAACTCATCTCTAAAGTTTGTTAGAAAAGAACTAATAGCAGTATCGGGGTCTCTATAAGAAACTAAATCAGAAATATTTTTTACTGGATTTTCTTTGTAAGAACTAATAACAGCACTTGCATTTGAAGAAGCGCCAACAATTGTTTCGCCAACTTGTAATTTGTTTTGAGATGTAGAAAATAATCTACCGTTAGCTAAGTCTTCAGCAACAATAACAGCAGTTGCTTTAGAAGTTTGACCTGTTATAGTTTCGCCGTTTGTAAACTTACCATAGATAGAAGTTTCTTGTAATACTTTATCGCCGGCGTCTAGTTGTGTTATATTACCACCTTTTCGACCAGCGTCTAATAATAATAAGTTTTCTTGGTTAGTTTCTGTTTCTAATAAAATACCGTCAGTAGTTTGAACACTATTGACACCTAATTCAACACTTTCTAAAAATGTATAATAAGTTTTTAAAAATTGAGCAAATTTGGGGTGGTCAGCTACTACGAATTCCGGTAGCTGAGAACTAATTAGTGATGATAGTTTGTCATTAAACTTCATGTCTCATTAATAACTGCTAGCTGGAATATATCCTACTCCTGCCGTAGCAGAACCTCCTACAAATGCGTCTGGTGAAACGACAATGCTTAAAACACTTTCGTCAATTTCGATAACTTGATTTCTTACAGGTACAATATCTTTAGAATCCGGCTCAACCGTGATTTCAATATTAGTTGAAGCACTACCTCTGATATTTGATACACTAGAAATAGTTAGTGAGTTAATCGAAACCGTACCAGTATCGTAGTCGATTGTTCCTTGAGTAGGATTGACAATCTGTTTAATACCGCTAGAGACATAGTATCTTCGAATATTTCCTGAACCATCTTCGTCTAAAAACATTTCATTAGCATTACCATCAACAAAGAAACCTGAAGATGTTAAAATACCACCCATAGCAGCTTGGTGACCTGCATGTGGATGATAAAATTTATTTCTGAAGTATAAATCATATTTTGTAGATGAACCAATTGTAGGTTTTAACATCTTTTTAATTTTTATTGTAGATATGTTTGATACAATAGAGTTGTCAACATTATCAATAATGCTAGATAGTTTTGAAAATCTAAACACACCATCAAATCTCTGTAATGTATTTAAATTATAATTTTGTATTGCTGTCGTTACCTCACTACCAATTGTTTCTTTTGATTTAGCAGTCAGTTTAGTATCGTAATTTACCGTAGAAGATAAGATAACATAAGTTATTTCCGGGTCAACTATTTCTGGTCTA